GGAACTCATCCGCGCAATCAAGGACATATTCCAGGCACTGGTCCAGGTCCAAATGTGGTCACTGGCGCTTTACGGCGTTCAATACGAACAGATGTTCAAAGAGGATTTGGCTCGTATGTTGCTGTCGCTAAGGTTGGACCAAGCGTTGAATATGCGCGCGCTGTTGAATTAGGCTCTCCACGCTGGAAATCAGGGGTAAAATACCCTTACCTTGAGCCTGCCGCGTTGAAGTTAATACGTGACGGGTCGCTCAACAGGATTTTTGTCGGCGCAGTAAAGAGAGAGTTGGGTAAGTCATGACAGATGCGATGAACCTGCTCGTCAAACTCCAAGCCGATGTAAGCCAACTCAAAGTCGGACTCGCTCAGGCAGAGTCAGCAATCAAAAATGTTGATAAGAGCGTCAAGCAAGCCGATACAGGCATGAAGTCAATGATTGGCTCGCTCAAGAAGGTAGCAACGACTATGGGAGTGGCTTTTGCTGGAACTCAGATTGTTCAGTTTGCTAAAGATACAATCATGGCGGCTTCCAGCATGGCTGAGTCGGTATCGAAAGTCAATGTTGTCTTTGGTCAGGGCGCAGATGAGGTACTGAAGTTTGGTCAGAGCGCCGCAGAAAATCTAGGTATTAGCAATCAAGCCGCGATTGAAGCCGCTGGAACATACGGAAACTTGTTTCAGGCGTTTGGTCTTGGTCAAGGTGAAGCGCAAAAAATGTCTACTTCACTTGTTCAACTTGCGGCAGACATGGCGTCATTTAATAACACCAGCGTTGATGATGCGATACTTGCTTTGCGTTCAGGTCTATCGGGAGAAACTGAACCGCTCAAGCGATTTGGTGTCGCTCTCCAAGACACGCGCCTCAAGACTGAAGCGTTTGCGCAAGGTCTTATCTCTTCAACCAAAGATGCGCTGACTCCTGCGGCGAAAGCGCAAGCCGCCTACGCAATTATCATGCGCGACACAGCGCTGGCTCAGGGAGATTATGCCCGCACTGCTGACGGAACAGCGAACACAATGAAAACCCTTCAGGCTCGATTTGCTGACGCAAAAGTAGCGGTAGGTGAAGCGCTCATGCCTGCTTTCCGCGCATTATTGACTCTGCTAAATATGTTGATACCCGTAGTTGAAGGTATTGGAAAGTTTTTCAAGGAGAACGGTGACGCAATCAAGATTTATTCAATTTTGGTTTTGAGTCTTGTCGGCGCTTTCAAGGCTTACAAAGCAATCATAATTACAACCAAAGCGGTCAAGGCGGCTTATGTTGCCGTCCAAACCGCTATGAACAACGGCATCAAACTTCAGACCATTTTGACTTTCAATCTCAAGGTGGCTTGGCAAGCGTTAAACGCAACCATGAAAGCAAACCCAATCGGCGTTATCATCACCGCTCTAACAATTCTCGGCGGGTTGTTTATTTACGCATGGAAACATAGTGAAACTTTCAGAGCGGTTGCTATCAAAGCCGCGCAAGGAGTATTGAACGCCGTAGCAAAACTTATTGAAGGCTTGGGTAAATTGATTGGTATTTTTGCCAAGATACCAGGAATGGGTTGGGCTAAGGGTATTGCTGACGGCGCACAGAAAGCCGCAGACAAAATCAAACTTGTATCCAAAAATCTTGATGACCTAAATCGCAAAGGCGCTGTTGGTAATTTTCAAATGTCTACGGGTACGACACTCGGCACTACTCCGACCCGCACTACAACAGGCGACACTAGCAAGGCGGCGGAAGCGGCGGCAAAGGCGGCGGCAAAAGAAAAAGAGCGCTTGGACAAACTCAAAGGCTACAAAAAAGATGTCAAAGACATTTACAAAGATATGAATGAGGCTATCGCTGAGGCAAATGAAAAAGCCGCAAAGGAATTGAAAGAGCGTGACGAAAGAATTGCTGACGCAAGAGCCGATAATGCTGAGCGTTTAGCGGATATTGAAAAGACTTATGCCCGCGCCAAGCGTGATGCCCTAGCGGATTACAAAAAGACAACTGACGATGCTAAAGCGGCGAATGTGAAGGAATTGGCAAACATAGCCAAGGAATACCGCGAAAAGATTGCTGAAATTGAGGAAGCCAACGCTGAAAAAGTTATTGAAATCAACAAGCGCGCAAAAGACCGCTTAGCAGACCTTGAAGAAAAGTATCAAGCCAAGGTTGCTGACCTACGGGAGAAAGCCGCAGAAAAGCAAGCCCAAATCATTGCCGCTGGAATTGAAAAACAAGCCGACATTGTCGAAAAGTCTATGGACAGATTGCGCTCTGCGTTCTCGTCAGGCGTTTCCTTATCTCTAGCAGATGCTTTCAAGGAAACAGGAACAGCAGGCGGATTACTCGAAACCCTACGCAAGCGTTTCAGCGATGCTCAAGCGCTCGCAAAAGGCGCGGCTGAACTAGCGGGCAGAGGATACTCACAGACCTTCATTGAACAAGTAGTCAAGGCTGGACCAAGCGCAGGTCTAGGCATGATTGAGGAATTGAAGGCGGCGACTCCTGAACAGCAGGCTCAACTGATTGCGACCTTCAATCAACTTGAGTCTTTCACAGAAACAGGCTTGAACACTCTAGCCGCAACCATGAACCAAGGCGGAAACCTAGCCACTGATGAATTACGCAAGGCGTATCAGCAGGTCACGATTGATGTTCAAACATCTCTCAATGAGGTCAATGCTGAACTTCAGAAATCTTTGCTAGAGGCACAGACCGAATACTCCAAGAATGTCGCTGAAGTCAATAAGGAATTGGTTGAAGCCCTAGCCGAACAGCAGAAGGCTTTTGAGAAGGCTAAAGCAGAAGCCGACAAGGTGCGCAATGAGCGTATCGCTGAGTCAATGGAAAGATTACAAGAGGCGCTAGACAAGGCTGATGAGGCGTATAAAGAGGCATTAGCCAAAGCCAAAGAAAGTTATGACGATGCGCTTGAAGATGCCGCTAAGACCCTTCAGAAGGCTCTAATACAGGCTCAGAAATCATACGAGAAAGCGATTGACGAAATCAACGCTTCCACTCAAAAGAAACTAGCAGACCTTAAGGCGAAATTGCTTGAAATTGCTTCACTCATGGCTTCACTAGGCGCTTCAACAGGCGGCATTGTTAGCGGCGCACCTACTTTCACGCCTATTATTCCAAGCAAAACAATTCCAACTGGAACGGGCGACATAATTACAAACAACAATACGAATGTAAAAATTGAAACCACTAATTTGACTCAGCCGCTCGAAACTGCTTCAACTGTCGTGTCGATGATAAAGTATGGTCAAGTGGTTCAGGTAGCCGCGCAACCAGGAGTGGTTACAACAGGACTTGCCGCCGCTAGAGCAGGAATTAGGGGAGGCATGGAATGACGCTGACCGCTCTGTATTCATTTCAATTCAACGGAACAACTTTTGGCGGTACGGGTTCTCCCTATCAGATTTTGTCTGTGGACGGACTTGAAGGGCTACCTGATATACGCAACCAAGATGATAATCGCGGTTACGCAGACGGCATGTTCACGGGTCAGGACTTTCTCTCAGGTCGCACCATAAGTATTATTTTCAATACTTTTGGCGCTGGGGCTACGAGCGCTCAGACCAATTTCAACACTATTCAACAGGCGCTCTTACCTCAGCGCTCAGGAACAACACCGCTCTATTTCAGATTACCGACTGTCGCGGGCGACCAATTCGTAAATGCTCGTGTTCGCGCTCTCAAGACGACCATTGACCCGAATTACACCTACGGCTACATCACTTCACAGGTCATGTTCTTTTGCCCTGACCCAAACATCTACGACACCACCCTTCAATCGGCTTCTCTTGTCTTGGGCGGTTCTCTAGGTCGCGTGTATAACAGAACATACAACCTTGTTTACAATTCAGGAACAGGCGTCACTTCAGTCACGCTCAATAACGCTGGCTGGGCTACGACCTATCCAACAGTGACCTTCAATGGACCAATAACCAACGCCATTGTCGGAAATATCACCCAAGCCAAGTATCTGTATTTTCTCGGTACTTTCACCAACACGGATACTGTCGTAATCAACACGCAGGATAAACTCGTGACCCTGAACGGCAATCCAGCCCGTAATCTGCTCTTGGGAACTAGCCAGTGGTGGAACGCCCAAGCAGGAAACAACCAAATTTACTTTTCAGGTAGTGGTACGCTTGCTGGTACAACGGGCGGCACCGTGACTTGGCGGAATGCGTATATCTAAGGAGAGAAATGGCACTACGAACTCCCCCCTCATGGCTACAAAACGGCTCGCACCCTGCGGAAAATGACCGCTTAACAACACAGGCTCTTTGGGCGACTTCAGGCGTAGCCCGCACAAATGATTTACTCGTCAGCGCATCATCTCCCGCCGCTATGTCTGTTTCAATCGCGGCTGGTTGGGCGGTTGTTCTTGGAACTTATCAAGCCAACATGGGCGCGTATGTCGCATACAACGATGCCGCCGCAACAGCGACAATCACGACAGCAAATGCGACCCTACCCCGAATTGACCTTGTATGTGTAACGATTTCTGACGCGGCTTACACAGGCGCACTTAACACAGTTGCTTTTAATGTCGTGGCTGGAACACCCGCCGCTTCTCCTGCTGTTCCCGCTACTCCAACCAATTCAATCGCCCTAGCGCAGGTAGCCGTAGGCGCAGGCGTGACAAGTATCGTTGCTGGAAACATTACAGACTTGCGCGTGCGCGCGACTTTGGATGAAATCACTTTCAGTTCAACTTCAGCCTCAACCACGCCTGTACGAATTGAATTGAACGCGGCTCAATCAGCCAACGCTCTTACTATTGTGAACTCAGCGGGAACTGTTTTGAACGGGTTTGATAATGCTGGTAATCTACTCGCTGGCGCAGTAAACGTGGCTTCACTAGAAACCGAAATCATTATGGAGGCTTACTAATGGCAACCAATACACCCGTTCTGTTCTACAGAGGCAATCCGACTTACGGCGCTACTAACAGCGTCAAATACATTTCAACTGCCGCCCTGACCTCCAACCTAGTCACTATCACGACCAGCGCTACTCACGGCATTACTCAGGTCGGAACAATCGTCACTATTCAAGGCGTATCGAGCGTATATGACGGCATTTATTCAATTTACACAATCCCGACCACGACAACTTTTACTTATGTTAAGACCAACGCAAACATTGGTTCTGCCGCAGTTTCTCCTAACGGCGTGGCAACTTTCAATACAGCCGTAGCCAACGGGCAAGCAATCTCAAACAAAGCCGCTACAAACGGATTTGCGACCCTGACGACAGCCTCATCTCATTCGTTGTCCGTAAATGATTTTGTAACGATTACTATTGGCGACTCAAGTATTGACGGCACATACCTCATCACTGCTGTTCCTTCTACGACTACTTTTGTTGTTCCGATTTCATCTACTACCGCAATCGCTTCCGCCGCAGTTTCACAGGGCGCATACGGCAGACACGGCGCGCTTTATACCGTTCCAGCCTCAACCAGCATTATTGTCACCAACGCAATCGTGACTAATCCGACAGCCTCAAGCCTGACTTTCACTATCAACTTAGACGGACAGCCACTTGCTTACAACACGACTCTTGCGGCTAACACAACCGCATTTTTCGATATCAAACAATTTATGGCGACAACAAAAACAATCACTGGATATACGAGCAACGCGCTTGCTGATTTCCAAATTAGCGGAATTACGGTGACTTGATTATGGGTCTTACTACTTTACCCGCTGTTCTTGGTAAGCAATACAACATTACTAGTAAATTTACCGCTACCACGACTTGGACTGTTCCTTCTACGACCACAGGATTTATAGATGTTTTACTCGTGGGCGGCGGCGGTGGCGGCGGTAGGTCATTAGATAACGCGGCAGGTGAGGCTGGCGGTGGCGGTGGACCAGGTTGCGTTTTGTATGTTCCAAATGTTGTAGTTGCGGCTGGCGCGACTATAACCATAACAATAGGTGCAGGCGGCACTGGGGCGACTGCGGCAGGCGGGCAAGGCGGTCCAGGAAACGCAACCGACATATCAGGTTTTTCTTTGTCTAGCGGCTACAGTCAAATTGCTAGCAACATGTACGCAGACGGCGGGCAACGGGGCTATCAAACAGGAACTTCGGCAACCACAACTACTGGGCCAAACAACAATGCGGCTTTATTGAATTTCAGTAATCAAGCATTTGGCAATAACGGCTTTGCTAATATAGATTGGGACATGACTGGCGCTTGGGCTTATAGACAACCCTCAAATTGCACTGTTGAGAATTCAAACCCAAATAACAGCAATGGGTCAAGCGGCAGACAACTTTGGGGAAATCCTATTCAATGGGCTACTGCCTCAACATTTTCATTAGGTCGTCAAATGTACACAGTTCCACTAATGACCGCCGCTACTATTGCGGCTACTGCGGGTAGTAGCGGAACAGCAGGAGTGGGCACAGGCGGTTCAAGCACGGCAAATACAGGTTTTGCTGGGCAAGGCGGTGACGGCGGTTACGGCGCTTCAAGCGGTAACGGCGGTACTGGCGTGGGCGGCGGCGGTGGTGGCGGCGGAGGTAGAGGTACTGCTGGAACTTGCGGCGCTGGCGGTGCGGCTTCCGCTAATTCAGGAGCAGGCGGCGGTGGCGGCGGCGGCGGAACAGTGGTTTCAATAACTTCAGGCAACGGCGGTAACGGCGGCTCAGGTTTCGTAGTGATAGGCGGTTGGTGGTAAATCATGGCTCATTTTGCTGAATTAGATAAGAACAACAGAGTATTGCGCGTCATTGTCATAGACAATAGCGTTGTTGAAACGCCAAACGGCGATAACGAACAAAGCGGAATTGATTTTTGTAAATCAATTTTTGGCGAAGACACCACTTGGATACAAACATCTTACAATGGCAATTTACGCGGTAAGTTTGCGGGTATTGGCGATTTATACAATCCAAAAACAGATGCGTTTGTTGAAGATTTAGAATGGCAGAAAAAAGACCTTGAAGAGCGCATGGCTAAATTGGCTGAACTAGAGGCGCAACAAAAAGCAATAGTGGAGTAACCGCATGGCTACCGACTATCGGTATTTGTTTGCGGACTTACTGACCAATGAGATTATTGCTGAACTCCCGCTCACGGGCGTATCTTTCACTCAGCAGTTAAATCAAGCAGGAACATTTCAAGGACACCTTCTTTTATCAGGAGTGAATTCAGCGGCGCTCAATGTAGATAATTCAACAATTCCAGGAAAGTGCGCGCTGTATGTAGATAGAAATGGCGTGTTGGTTTGGGGCGGCATTATCTGGGGTCGCCAATACAATTCCCAAGCCCAACAATTAACTCTTCAGGCGCGTGAATTTGAGTCATATTTCGAGCGCCGCCGCATCAACACCACGACAGCGTTCTCTAATACAGACCAATTACTCATAGCCCAAACGCTCGTCAATACCGCTCAAGCCGCATCGTCAGGCAATATTGGCGTGACAGTGGGAACTGAAACATCAGGCGTTTTAATTGACCGCGTGTATTACAACTATGAACTCAAGACTGTTTACAACGCTATTCAAGACCTATCACGCCAAGATGACGGATTTGACTTCAATATCCGCGTTGCTTACATAGGCGGCGTTCCAACCAAAACCCTAGTGTTAGGGTATCCGCGTATTGGAACTGTTTATTCATCTACATCTTCATCAGCGCTCGTGTTTAATTTCCCTGCGGGCAACATTGTGGAGTACGAATACCCTGAAGACGGCTCAGTAGCCGCAAACAAACTTTATGCGCTCGGAGCAGGGTCAAATGAAGGCAAGTTGATTTCGATACAGAGTGACGCGACCAAATTGGCTGACGGGTGGCCATTATTAGAGGAACAAGCCAATTACTCGGACATTACAGACCAAACTGTTCTTGATGAACTAGCGTCAGGACAGGTCTTGGCGGTTTCCTATCCGCCGACAGTTATCAAGATTGTTGTTCCAGCCTATCAAGACCCTGTATTTGGAACTTATGCGATTGGAGATGACGCGCGACTTATCATTGTTGATAATCGCTTCCCAAGCGGCTTAGATGAGATTTACCGCATCGTGGGCTTCAATGTTCAGCCAGGTGAGGCTGGTCCAGAGCGCGTTACAATTACATTGACCCAAACCACGAATTGAGGCGTCATGGCGTATATCAATCAACCGCCTGACCTGCGACAGATTTTCGCAGACCTAGACTCACGCCTGCGCAAATTAGAAACCGCAGTGCGCTTTACTTCACCGCCCGTCACCAGCGACCCTACTCAGACTCGACAGGGCGACATTTGGTACAACACGGCTACGGATTTGCTTAAACTTTACAACGGAACGAATACCCGCATTATTGGATTATTACAGGTTGCGCAAACTTGGAGCGCGCTTCAGACTTTTTCTGCTGGCGTGACTGTATCTTCAGGTAATCTCATAGTCAGCACAGGAAGCATCACCGCAACAACGGGAAGCATAGGCGCGGCAACAACGCTCACGGCGGGAACAGGAATTACAAGCACGATTGGCGACATTACAGCAAGTCAAGGTAGTTTTGTAGCAACGCTTGGCGGCGTAACAGCGTCAGCAGGAACAGTATCCGCCGCCAATCTCACTTCAACAGGAACAACAACGCTAGGCACAGTCAATTTTTCTACCACCTCAACCGCGACAACAGTAGGCGCGGCTGGCGGCGCATCTGCTTTACCTGCGACACCGCTGGGTTATTTGATTGTTAAAGTTGCTGGAACTGATAGAAAAATCCCGTATTACAACACATGATTGGATTACACTAACGCCATGAGCATAGAACAATGGGTTGGAATTGCGGTAGGAGTAACTACCCTTGTCGGCGCTTTTGCTATGAGCGTCAGGCATCTAGTCAAGTATTACCTTGCTGAACTCAAGCCAAACGGCGGTTCAAGCATTAAAGATAAGGTGAAAGACATTGACGAGAAGGTAGACAAACTCGAAAGCCGCATTGACGAGATATACCGAATGTTATTGGATAGAGCATGATTGAAGCGGTAGTCAATGTAGCCCGCACCCAATTAGGGGTAACAGAGAAGGGCGACAACCTCACGGGGTATGGAAAATGGTATGGATTGAATGGACAGCCTTGGTGCGCCATGTTTGTATCGTGGTGCTATGACCAGGCAGGACTTATCAAGAGCGTAGCCGCATCAGGTAAGAAGGGTTTTGCCTCCTGTGACGCTGGATTGAAATGGTTTGCTAAACAGGGCAAGTTGATACCTGTCGGAGAAGCCCAAGCGGGTGACTTAGTGTTTTTTCAGTTTGATGATGACGCTCAACCTGACCATGTCGGCATAGTTGAAGAAAACAAGCCCAAGCGTAAGATACTGATTTGTATTGAGGGAAATACCTCAGACAACAAAGCGGGTAGCCAATCCAACGGCGGTGGCGTGTATCGAAAGAAACGCCCATACTCATTGGTCATGGCGGTAGCCCGTCCAACAAAGGAGAAAGCAAATGAAAGTAAATCAAGAAGCGCTGAAGTCAGCACTCCGTCATTTCGCTCTAACGGCGGCGGCGGTATGGCTCGCCAAGCCTGACGCTGATTGGAAGGCTATTTTGGCAGGCGCAGTAGCCGCAATCGTTGGTCCAGCAATTCGTGGATTAGATAAGAATGACCCTGCTTTTGGTCGCGTGGCTCAATGGTTTGAAGTAGAGATTGATAAATTGGCTAAGAAACCAGTCAAGAAAGCAATCAAGAAAAAATAGAAAATGAGCAAATGACCGCCAGCGTGTTGCGTTGGCGGTCTTTGTCTTTTTTGTTACCTTTGTCCTAGTGGAAGGAGCAATATGAGCCTGAAAGACAGATTTGCTGAAGCCGCTAAAGGAGAACCCTGCCCCTATCAACTCATGGTCAATTCACTACCGATTTCAGAACAAGAAGCCTTAGCAAATGCGTGGAAAGACGGATTGAGTCAGAGAATGATACTCAGAGCGTTGCGCGCAGAAGGCTACAAGACAAGCAATGAAGCAATCATGGCGCACAGAACAGGAAATTGTCGTTGTCCGAAATAGATGATGTGTTGTCGCATCGTGAAACTCAGTACGGGTCAGCGCACCGTAATTTTGCGCAGGTTGGTCGTGGTTGGGGAGCAATACTTGGTATTGACGACATACCTGCGTGGAAAGTCGCATTGATGATGGATTTCTTCAAGTCAATTCGATGCTCAGTCAATCCAGCGCATGAAGATAGTTGGATTGATAAGCAGGGCTACACGCAACACGGACATGAAATTGCGATGACAGATGAGCCTTGAAAAACAGTTTGAGGAATTGCCTGAAGGGATAGAGAGCAATGATGTGCGCGAATTGCGACAGGCGCTCTTGCGTATCCAAAAGCAACTCAAGAAAGCAAAAGAGCGCACAGAGGATTTGGTTGAAGTAACGCAACAAGCCGCCTATGACGCAATGCTAGCAATCGGCGCTATCCAACCCGTCAAGCCGTATGTATCTCCCAAGAGCAACAAGAAGCCTGAAGTGGCGCTGTGGCACATGACGGATTGGCAGGGCGCAAAACGCACTACGACCTATAACACGACAGTCATGCGCAAGAGGGTTATGGAATTTGCGGAGAAAGCAGTGCGCATCACCGAAATCCAGCGAGCAGACCACCCAATCAAAGAGTGTTACATACTTTTTGGCGGCGATATGGTGGAAGGTCTTTTCAATTTTCCAAGCCAAGCATTTGAGATTGACTCGACTTTGTTCGAGCAGTATGTCAATGTTTCGCGGCTCTGCGTTGATGTGACGAGATATGCGTTGGCTCACTACGACAGGGTTACAGTGGTCGCTGAGTGGGGTAATCACGGGCGCATAGGGTCTAAGCGCGACAATGTTCCGCGCTCGGATAATTTTGACCGCATGTGTTATGAGTTAGCACGACAGTTGCTCGCAGGGGAGAAGCGATTGACGTGGAACGAAAGCCCTGAAGATGTCCAGCGCGTAGAAATTGGGGCGTATCGCGCTTTGCTTATTCACGGAGATGAAGTAGGGCGAAATGGTTTTGCTAGTCCAGGCGCAATCGTTCAACACATGAACCGCTGGCGCTCAGGTTCATACCCTTGGGATTTTAGAGATGTTTACATTGGTCACTATCACACTCACGCAGAATGGGCTATGGCTAACGGGCAAGGCTCGGTTTATCAAACAGGTTCAACAGAGTCGGATAACCGATACGCTGGCGTGATGTTAGCGGCAAGTGCTACGCCTTCCCAACGGCTTCACTTTATTGACCCAATCAAGGGTCGCGTCACCGCAGGTTACAAAGTATGGCTGGATTAGATAAATTGCTGTCGCAAAATAGTGAATTGCGACCTGACGGAATATACAACTGGAGCATACCTGCGCTTGCGGCTAAATTATCAGACGGCAGAAATGTAAAGACCTGCCCCAGCGCTGGCGCTTGCGTCAATGTCTGTTATGCCCGCAACGGCACTTACAATTTCAGTAATGTTAAGGCGCGGCACACCAAAAATCTTGAATACATAATCAATGACCCAAAAAATTGGTTTGGGCAGATGCTTGCTGAGGTGTCGCACCCTAACATGAGGGGTAAGTTTGTGCGTATCCACGACAGCGGCGATTTCTTTTCAGAGGATTACCTACGCATGTGGCTAAAAATTGCGGAATTGACCCCTGAAGTGACTTTCTATTGCTACACCAAAGAGGTGTCTATGTTCAAGCGCGTGGTTGAGCCTGCTTGCCCTAGTAATTTCAAGTATTTGTATTCGCTCGGTGGGCGTGAAGATTACTTGGTTGATTTAGAAAATGACCGCCATGCTGACGTGTTTCCTGACGATGCGGCGATTTTGGACGCAGGGTATTCCAATCAAGATGCTTCTGACCTCTTAGCAATAACCCTTCCAAGCAACAAAATTGGTATCCCTCAAAACAACATACCGCATTTCAAGAAGCGGTTGGCTGGTCGGACTTTTGGAGAATTACAGCGCGAGCGTTGATTACTCGTCATCTTCCTCTTCAAAATCGAATTGACGAATATCCAAGCCAGCATCTTTACAAGTCTGAATTGCGCTCATAAATAGCATCAATGCTCTGTTGCTCATATCCAATAATTGGTCGGGGTACGCCTTGTCTTGTTCAATTTCAATAATGAGATTGTAAAGACTGATGTGAACTCTGCCGCCCTGAAAATCCTGACCGCTCATGCTTGCCTCCTAGCCCGCACCCTAGTATCTCAAAAAATACTTCACGACTCGCCAGAGCAAATCTCGCGTTTTTGTAATCTTTCCAGAATAATCGCCCCCAACAGGGCAAAAACTGCCCCCCAAACAGGAAGGAAATGGTCATGGCTAAATTTGACCTTGACTCGTATGACACAGTAGAAACCCGCTTGGCTCGCTTTTGGGAGAAATACCCGCAGGGCAGGGTTTTGACTACCTTGCTTTTCCACGATGAGCGCCGCTTCATTGTGAAGGCTGAAATCTTTTTTGACCGTGATGACCAAGCGCCTGTCGCTATCGGTCACGCTGAGGAAATCGTAGGCGCTTCACCCGTAAATCGCACCTCAGCCCTAGAGAACGGGGAAACCAGCGCCATTGGTCGCGCGCTCGCCAACTGTAATTTTGCCTCTCTCGGCAAGCGACCTAGCAGAGAGGAAATGGAGAAGGTTCAGCGATACAAGGATGAACCGCGCAAGCCTGTGAAGCAAGAACCGCCTGTCGTATGGTCTGAAGATGCGGTGAAAGCGGCTGAGGACATTATGACCAAACTGCCGACAATCAAGGTGATGAGTGAACTCAGAAAAATATGGGAAAAGAACAACGCGATACTTGAAGTGCCGCTCAATGGCATGACTCTCAAGGATTTAATCCACAAGCGCGTTGAAGAATTACAACAAGCATGAGCCTCAATCAACCAATCCTGCCTTACGCAGGAACATCAGGTTGGTCAGGCTCGGAAACTAGCCGCCAACGCGCACTCACTCAAGACTCAGACGGAACAACGGGCAAGCGCCAAGCCGAAACATTGAGATTGCTACGGCAGTACGGCGGCGCGGGTCTAACTTGGCAACAATTATCAGAGATGACGGGCTGGCATCACGGAACAGCAAGCGGCGCGCTCTCTGTTTTACACAAGGCGGGCAAGATTGCGCGATTGAAAAATGTGCGCCGTAATCGTTGCGCTGTCTATGTAGCGTTGGAAGCGCTAGACGGGCGGGAGAACGCTCAACCAAAAATCAAAACATGTAAGCACTGTGGAGGACATTTATGAGTAAGCAGAAAAAGTTTCAACCGCCGCAAGGATTTATTGTTGCGGTACATCAGAACATTTTAGGTATCAACGCAGTCGCCAGCGCGCTAGAGATTGAACCCGTAGTGGTGGCTAAAGCGCTTGAGAAGGCTGGTTTTACGCTGGTTGCTGACCCGCTTGACCTTAGTGCTGACTCAGCCAAAGTGATTGATATACAGAACAGGGGAAACCAAAATGTCAGTGAATAAGTTTTGCGGTAGTTGCGGAAATCTTTTGCCCGTTGAAATGAGCGGGATATGTGAAGGGTGCGAATTGGCGATTGTCGTGAAGCACCAAGTTTTGAGTTACATGTTAGGAGGCAAGAATGAGCGTAGTGACACCCGCCCAAATTGAGCAACGGCTCAAAGACCTGTCGCGTGAAGTAGACCAATCGCACAAAGACTTGGCTGACGCTGAAACGCATTATTTCAAGACCAAAGCGGCGTATGAATTGGCGCTGGCTCATGCTCGGTTATCCCTAGCAAGTAACAGGGAAGCGAAACTCACAGTCAGCGATAAGGCAGACATGGCTCTTATCTCCACTGAGGATTTACACATGAAAATGGCGGCGGCTGAAGCGGTAGTCAGAGCGGCGCGCGCCAATGCTTCTCGTATCCGAACACAGGTGGATATTGCTCGCTCAATAGGCACATCTGTCCGAACAAGTATGGACTTACTATGACGATTGACTTACAAGATATGTTAGTGAAAAACCTGAAAGCCTACGACAAACAACGCGACAGGTCACAGCAGGTTGAAGTTGGACCAAGCAGTAT